AGATTTTGTTCGTACCGTTGTCCCAGGTGATGTTGACCACCTGCGAGGCGCTGGGCGTGAACGGCAGGCCCGAGCTGGGTGTGTCGATGTACGCGATCAGCCTGGCTGTCGCGTCTGCGCCGGTGTGCTTGAAGATCACCAACGCGTTGCAGGCCACCGCTGCGGTTGCTGTGACGGTGGTGTCGGCCGCGTCCGCCACGCCGCTCGTCACGGTTTTGGAGCCCAGCGCGGCGCTGCGGCCGTTCTCGTTGCCGGTCGTGATGTCGTCCAGGAAGTCGTGGGCGGCGTTGAACGTGTAGGTGCTGCGCACCAGCAGCACCCGCACATCGTCGGTGTCCCAGTCTATCGAGCCGTCCAGGAAGCCCTCACGGCCCCGGTCGTAGAGTACGTTTGCCACGGGTATCGCTCCTCGGTGCGACTAGCACCATGAACCGGCAGTTTACCGGGGCGCTATTCTGCGTAGACGGGCAGCAGGATGGTGCGCCCGTGTTTGGCGGTGGTGAGCCACAGGGCCTGGGAGGGCGGCTCGGGGGTGATGGACAGGGACATCGCGAACTCGTCGAACCCCTTGGTGGTCCCGTTGATGATGAAGTTGTTGCCCCAGGTCAGGGTGTGCCAGTGGCCGATCACCATCACGCTGAACGGCTGCCCCATCGAGCCGGCCATGCGCCCTCGCTTGAGCGCGCCCCTGGTCACCGGCCCGATGGGGCCGATGATCCCGTCCCCGCCGCGGAAGGTGTCACCGTGCGTGAGCTTGTAGCCCGTGCCCAGCAGGTCGTAGTCGGCATCAGGGCCCTCAGGGATCTGCCAGCTGATGCGCTCGTCCTTGGCTGTGGCCCTGGCCAGGAACTGGTACACGAGCCACTCGTAGCTGAGTGTGGCTCGCTGCTTCGCCGCCCACTTGCGGTTCGACCGGCCGTGGTTACCTGTCACGCAGGGCAGGTGCACTCGGCCGAACTCGTCGGCCAGCTGGAGGATGGCGGCCAGCAGGTGCTCGTACAAGTTGAGCGCCTGCTCCATGATCGTGCCGTCGTTTGTTCGCTCCAGCTCGTCGTGGATCACCCCGCTGACCATGTCGCCGCCCAGGTTGACGACGATGCCGGGGTAGTCCCCGACCACATGATCGCGTAGCAGGCTCTTGGTCTTGTTCACCACCGTGTGCAGCCTGCGCTGCGCGATGGCCATGTTGTAGGAGTTGACGTGCCCGACCTCTTCAGGCAGCACCACCTCGCCCCAGTGCAGGTCGGACAACATCAGGGTCGGGATGCCCGCGGGGGATGTGCCTGCCTCGTGGGCTGTCCACGTCGCGGGGCGCAGCACCTTCGCCTTCTCGTCCATGCCCATCACGATGGACTGGGCCCAGCGCTCCATGCTCTGCCCAGCCTGGGCTTCGCGCAGCTGCTTGCGCAGCGACTCCATCTCGACATCACGGGGCACCGGCTCGGGCCTGGTCACGCCTGCAGCGTGCAGCCGGTTCATGAAGGTGCTGCGGTTCAGCTTGAGCGAGGCGGCAGCGTGTGATTGGTTGCCGTTGTGGGCCCTCAGGGCCGCCTGGGCTTCCTGTATCTGCTCGTGGGTTACTGGTAGGCCGGGCACGGTCACACTCGCTTTCGTTTGCGTGGGAGCTTCATCAACTCACCGAACGAGGGGTCGAACGTGTGGACAGACCGCACCATCCCCCGGGGGATGCGGTCCCGCGCGCTCATGATCTCCGCGGACAGGCAGGACGCCAGCACCAGGTGCTCGGCGGTGATCTCGATCAGCCACCCCACCTGCTGGAAGATGACAGGCTCGGGCTTGGGTGCGGTGGCCCTGTCGACCCAGGTGCCGTCGTCGACAACGCTGGCGTCTTCCCACTCCACCAGGCAGAGTGGGTGCGCCTTCACGTTCGCGGGGCAGGTGACATCATGGGGCGGCAGTCTACCGACGGTTCGTGAAAGGGTCGTAGTCAACGCCCCCATACGACTGCTGCTCGACAGCCGACAGCGGGTCGTACCGGTTGACCGCGGCCTGGTCGTTGGCACGCTGGATGCGGTTGACCTTGGGTGTGTCGATGGCCGCCAGGAACACGGCCCACGCCTTGTCGACGCTGATGCCCAGCTCCTCGAACAACTCCTCGCGTGAGCTGACCTTGACCTGGAACCCTGAGACCTTCCACTTGAAGGCGCATATCTCGCGCAGCAGGTCGGGGTCGTCGGGCAGGCACGCGCCGGTGTCGTTGGCAGGGTCGAGCAGCTCACGGAACTTCCACACGAGCTCGCTGCGCTGGTTGCTGAAGCTCAGCCGCCCCGACCTGTCGGTGGCTATCGAGCGCTCGGCCACGTTGATGCCGTACACGGGCAGGTTCATCTGCTGCAGCGTGTCGTACACCGCAGCACCCACACCGATCACGTCGACGTGGATGGGCGCGTCGTCACGCCTGGAGGCGATGGTGTAGCCGGCAGCCACCGGCCCGTTCGGGGTGTCGGTGCCTGGGTAGGCATCGATCTTGTCAAACCAGTAGTCGGTGGTTGCATCAGGTGTGCGGAACCTGCACGCGACCGCGGTGCGGTCCTTCCCGCCCCGGGCCACGTCGACACCCTGGCTCAGCATCTCGCCCTTCGGCCTGTTGTCGCGCCACCTGGCCATGGCCTCCTCGACCCATGCGGTGGGCACCACCTGCCACTGGCTGTCCTCGATGCCTGCCGTGAAGTCGCCGTACAGCAGCCGTGAGCGCAGTGGCTCTGGCAACGATTGCAGTGTGCTCATGTAGTCCGTCGCCATGTAGTAGGGGTTGTCGGTCAGCTTCGCAGGGATGAACGTGCGAGACAGCGGTGTGATGATCTGCTCGGGCGTGTACTTGGTCTCGTCGAACTCGTACAGGATCTCGTTGTCCTTGCCCAACACGAAGCGCCTGCTGTCGGGCATCCACCTGTCCTTGGTCACACCGTCGGGTCCGGGCAGCATCGCGCACCAGCGCAGCGCACCAGGCATGGTGGGGAACAGCGGGTGCTTCTTGTCGAGCCACGGTGCGAAGAACGCGATGACCCACCGACCTTCCGCGTCGTTCGGCGGGTTGAAGGTCATGAGCACCTTCGGCTTGACCGTCGGGTCGTTCGTGCGCCGCCACCCCATCACGAAGCGGACCTGCGACTCGCGCTGCTCGGTCACCTCGTCGAAGGCCTTCAGATCGTGGGGGCGGCCCTGCCACCTGCGCTCGTCGCCCGGGTTGTCCAGGCCCGCCAGCTCGACCAGGGTGCGCTTCTCGGTGGGCAGCCACCAGATGCCCTTCTGCGAGTTGAGGCCCGAGGTGTCGCCCAGCAGCTCGGACATGCGCTGCACGAAGCCCTCGGTCTGTGCCTTCTCGCGCCTGGCCACCAACGCGCGCTTGTGCTTGGTCAGCACCAGGCCGGCGATCAGGTCTGTCTTGCCCCCGCCGGCCGAGCCACCGTACCCGACGATGTCGGCCTCGGACTCGTAGGCCATGGTTTGTGGGCCCGGCAGGGGGCGCCACGGGTGCGCCGCCATGTCCTCGGCCAGCAGCTGCTCTACCTCCGCACGCTGCTCATCGGTGAGGTAGCGCAGCAGCTCCTTCGCTTCGGCGACTGTGGTCACTCAGGGTACGCGGCGCAAGGCCCGTCATGGTCTGGCGTACGCGTGCAGTACCAACCCGTGGGGGGCAGCGTGCAGCTGTTCGCCGGCCGGCGGCACGGTTCTGTCGAGCACATGCCGCCGTCCTGCAGCGGGTGGAACACCCCGTAGTCGCCAGCACACTCGTCGGCGCCCAAAGAGCACATGCACTCAGCCATCCTCGGCCCCCTTTCAGCACAGGTCTTCAGAGGCCTCGGCCAGCGCCCGCTGTGCCTTGGCCAGGTTGAGCAGGGCAGCCAGCCTGGCGGCCTTCGCGGTGTCGTCGACAGCACCGCCCAGGGGCTCGCCGTTCGCGCCAGTCAGCTCGGTGCGCTCGGCGTAGGTCTCCTTCTTGTATCCCTTCAGGATGGCCAACAGCAGCGAGTCGCTGTAGACGCGCTCCTCGCCGACACGCTTACCGTTGTGCCACACGCCCTTGGTGACACCCTTGACCGCGCGCTTGAAGGCGGCCTTCTCAGCGTTCTCAATGCCCTCGACCTTGGCCTCGTCGACCGCCAGCTTGAATGCCGGGTCTTCACGCATCACCTGCATCACGCGGTGGCGGCTGATGCCGACCATGCGCGATGCCCTGGTCAGGATGGGCACGCTGCGCAGCGCCTCAAGCAGTGGCTCTTGCCAGGCCTGGGTGTTGTGGAAGGTGTGCTCTGATCCCATGGGGCGCGATTTTACAGCTGGGCGTTGATCCACCGGTGCAGGGCCAGTTCGTAGTCTGCCGCCGTGAGGTGCTCGGCGGCCTTCAGCTTGCACCACTCAATCCTCTCAGAGTCGAGGGGCTCGCCCCTGCTGTCCAGCAGCTTGCCGTAGTAGGCCACACGCTCCTGCGCCACCGCCAGCCCTTCCGCCGCCGCGACCAGCTC